GCCGTAAAGCTTACATGGAGTTATGACCTCGGTTGAGGTGGGCAAATATATGTGAATTTTAAGTCTATATGCCCTAAAGACTAAAATTGAATTATTTTCTGTAACCAACGGTGTAAGTGACATATTTCTAGCTTGCTAGGAAGAAATACACTACGCTCTATTGGTGGAGAGGAGGTTTAACACTGTATGGAAATAGTGGGGGTGGATAAGGCTAAAGCAAATCTAATATAGTACTAAAGTTTCTATGAATAGATTCGCATACGGCGTAGGCCCACTAATTACACACTTGTTATATTAAACGCAGAGAGAAACGCAGTAAGAGGAGATGAGACTCTTGACTACCGAACAGTATTTTAAATACACAATGGACTACATAGATAATTCTTTTTTCAATTCACGTTTAAAATGTTTTTGTTTTTGTTTTTTTTTGTTATTTTTAAATGTTTTTGTATTTTTATGTTTTTTGTAATAATAATAATAATAATAATAATAATAATAATAAATGAGATTTATAGGGTAACTAGAGTATTAACGATAGGTGCAGATGTGGAATAAGATCCAGGATAAGCACTGTCAATGAAAGCTCCAGTTTCAGTTTGCATAGCTAATGGCGCTAATTTTGGTACATTATAAAGTGTTCCAAATCTAGCATCATCGCCTAATGAGATAAACATATTCAAGTTAATACTTGGTATTTGAGTTGAAATAGCATCAGTAATAAAGATATAAATATATCCTAAATCTGATACTTCATCAAATGTAAGCGGTAACTCGAGAGTAGCTCCTAAAGGAGCTAATACGGATAAGTATTTGCTTGAATATGGTACGTTAAATTCAGCGGTGGCATCAATTCCATTAATATAATTCACTGGTAGTGAAGTGAGATTAGGATATGATAACCAAGGTGATCTATTGTTTAAATCGTCTGTGGTTGTGTTATTCAAGAATAAGTTATTCGCCAAAACATTAGCTAATCGTGTAGCTGTTTGAGTATCGGATCCTTGAATAGGCGGAGAATAAAACGCTGCAAATGTATAATTTGTTTGCGTTTTCTGTAGCATAATTTTGAAATTTAGTCCACCTTTAAATTGACGATATAAAAGACTAAATTTCGTAAAGAGGCCAGCAACTGGGGTGCGGGTAGAAGATGTTGGTAATCCTGATACAAAAGGATCAATTCCAAAGAATGAATTGACCGGTAAAACTAAAACACGACCTCTTTGAGTTTCGGAAGGTGTGACCATAGTTTGAGTAGGCAACATTTGGTATTTTCGTAATATATTGCGAACAGAATATAAATGAGATTGTGAAACATCTTGTCTCGGTGTGGTAGCATCTTCACTCGGAGAGATCAGATTTTCAGTAGCCATATCAGTATTTGACATCGGTGTTATAAGTGGTTGAGCACTTGATTGAGGACGAACTGTAGCTTTACGCTCTCGATGTCGAGGGAGCATAACGACTTCAATATCGCTTTCTAGAGATGATTCTCTAATATATTTAAGCTTTCTTTGAATAGGAGCTGGCGGAACTGGGAGGATAACAGGCATAAGTTGGTTTATGCTTATAGTATCAACTTGGTAATCATCAGCTCCAGCGATAAAAAGATTGACATGAATTTGCGGCGGTGTTCCATTTTGATTCACAAGAGTGTTTAAAACTGAGATATTAATCATTCCCATTGTATCTCTATGTGAAGGTGTATTAGATGATGGAACATGCAATTTTGGAGTTGCTGCAATATATGGAATCGTAAATTCAAATTGATTAGAACCCTGATTTAATTCAATTACAATTGCATATTGAGATGCATCTGAAGTTAATACACCATCAATAGATGGAGTAAATTCATTATAATTAAAAGAAATCAAAATTTTACCAGTTTGAAATGAAGTTGCGATAATAGCACCTTGATATGTGAGTCCCCCAGTCCAATAAGTAAAAGGAGAGGTTGCATATTGAAGGAGTGACACTTGTGATGTTGTATTGTCAACGAGTCGGTTCGGGCAAGGATTTATAGGTATAGACGCTAAAATAGTTCCAGGTTCCTGTCCAGTATTCATCGAAAATGAACCTAAATATGAATATTTTTGGAATATATGACTAAAAGTCATTTCATCATTAGTTGTAGCAAAAGTATCAGGGTCTGTTAGACTTAAAGCTGAAGGGTTGTAACCCAAAACATCGATTCTTTCAACACCACTTGTAAAATTCATAGGTTGTGTGGACACTATTTTACTTCGCTCTTGAAGTGTAGGATCTATTGGTTTATCAAGACCAATAAAACCTGTAGCAAGATCTATTGCATCTCCAATGATATCTTCGGGTAAAATAGATTTAGCGATCTTTTTAAGGAAACCAAGAGGTCCTGGTGAAGCTTCTGCTGTAGATGATTGTACTCTAGGAGTCATATACTTACGACTAGTGATTCCAGATCTTCGCGGAACTTTGAATAGATTATCTTCAAAGCGAGCAAAAACAGAAATTGAAGCTGTATCTGAGGCGGTAGCACCTAGTTCAAGTTGATTAAATACAACAAATTTAACATGACCGAGAGTATTTACAATACTTTCGGGTGTTGTTTTTTCTATATCTAAATAAGCTTGGGTGCTATTAAATGGAATTTCCATTGTTGCGGAAGTATTTGCATTAGGATACAAATAACATGTTTGATTGACTGAAAGAGCTGAAAAGTTCTCTACTAACATATCATTTGTTTTTGATTCACACAATGGAATCCATGTAATTGCAATACAACCTTGAATTTGCGGAACTCCTGTAATTTGGAATTCTAGAATTATTTTGCCCCTCCAGAAGATAAAAGAACTGAAAGGAGAGGATGTTAAATTGTTATTAATAGCATCTTCTGGTAGGCGGAGAGAATGTAACACTGTATGTGAACTTTGTGTGGATGAAAGTGGAATTGTTACGACGAAATTACGACGATTCAACATTTTATCTAGTGTCCAAGTATCTTCTCTAATAATTGAAGAAGCTTTTCCAATGATTGATGGTGTATTTTTACGGGAAGAGATCGATGTTATTGGTCTCGATTCCATTCGTACTCCGAATTGATCATTAGATGTAAATGTAGTTTGATTAGCAGATGTATTGTTCTGGGAGTTATTATTGTTAGTTGTGCTTGTCATGTTTGTTTGTTTTGTTTGTTTGTTTGATATGATTAATTGTTGCCCTAATTGAATCATAGTTTTCGGTAAAGTCAATTAATGCAAAACTAAAAGTTCTGCATATTCGTTGTTTTTGTAAAGTTCAATTAATTGGCGCTCTGTATAAAAGGTAGGATATAAACCTTTCTCGTTTGCAAAGTTTTTGACATATGCCATGTTTTCACTATAAGTTTCATAATGCAAATATGCTTCTCTTTGATAATTAGCTAGTTTAACTAAACAAAGTTCTTCATTTCTCATTCCGTCACTTATATAATTTAAAGTAGAGTTCATTGATACAGTACTTAAAGGTGCTACAGTTGTTTGTAAGCGTGGATGAAATCGAAAATCTCTTTTTAAGAAAGAGTGTTTTTCTATAGGTCCAAACATATTATCATCTGTCCATTCACCTTTGTCCGCTGGTGTAAAATCTAAATGTAATGATTTTATAACCTGGCGATAAGTGGCAGGATTGAACCATAATTTAACAGAATCTTTTACAGATCCTATTAAATCATCACCATAAGTGTAAAACATGGTACTTTGTAGATATAATTGTAAATTTGCTTTAATTCCAACAGAATGAGCACATAAATGAAATCCATATGCTGTATACATTATATTAATGCAAGAATTATAAAAAGATGTTATAGCTATTCCTGATGCTAATCCATGTGTAGATATAAATACCCAATTCATAGCAATAGTAGGAGTAGATATAACTATTTGTAATAAATAATCAAGAAT